AAGGCGACAGGCCGGCCTTGAAGTTAGCCTGGCCCGATTGCGCCTCTACCGTTGCGTTGTAACTGAAGCCTCCTTCGTGGAGCACTTCTGCCTGCGACGCCTCGTCTATGGCGCTCACAGCATCCATCTGGCCGTGCATGTAGTCGCCAGCTACAGCGGTTTCAGCAACCCCTTCATCGTAGCTCGGCATGATCAAGGCCCGATGTCATCGCGCACCGTGAAGTAGAGCTTGTCGTAGACTGTCTGAACCTTGCCGTTCTGGAACGTGATCTCGAACTCTCCCTCGAACTCGCCCACGACAAGCGTTCCCCACGACACCCTGACACGACCGTCCGATCCGCCGTTCGGTTTTGTGCATACGATCGTAGTGGGAGTGCTGGAGGACCCCTCCACGCGATAGTAGAACTTGATGACGTCGCCAGAATCCGAGAGATCCAGTGGCGTTCCGGTCGAGTAATCGGACAGGGTTACGTCGAGGTCGGGTGCCGTGTCGCCAGCAACGAGCTTGATCTTGGTAGCCATCACCGCCCCGCGAACTTGTATGGACTGACCCATGTCGCGTCGGCGTTGCCATAGGCTCGCTGAACGCGAATCCTTGCCTCGGCCCTGGCCTTGCGATACTGCGCCCGGTAGTCTGCACCACGCTTCACGTTTGCCCACCGCTCGCCATCCATCACCAGCAACTCCGCCTTTGTGCCCTGGGCCAGAACGTCCCTCCACTCGCTCCAGACGTCCTCGTCGATCTCGGTGCTTTCCGGCCCGGGCTTGAGCGACATCCTGTAGGTCAGGCCGTTTGTCGTGCCGTTCACAGTTGGAATGCCAGGGAACGTAATCGTCTTGCGGCTGAGCTGCGTGAAGTACCGGAAGTCGTCCGCTTCTCTGGTGCGCCACGTCGGGATCATCGTGTCAAGCCATTCCACAGACCTTGGCACAGCCTGAACATCATCGACTGCAAGGTATTCCACCGCGCACGGTTCAGCGTCGCCAGGAGCCACTATCTCGTATGTCGCAACCCCGAGAGTGATCGTGCCGGGCGGACCGTCATCCTGCCAAGCCCTGGTGAACTGGCAGAAGTCGCAAATGATCTCGCGCAGTTTCTGGATGGCGAGTTCCTCTGGTGCAAGCCTGACTTCTGCCAGGACGCTGTCCATGAACTCCGAGAAGTTAGCGAGCGGCACCTTGCGCCCCTGGCAGGACTGCCGGTTCGTTCGGAGAGAAGAACATGTCGTTGCGCGCCTTGACCCCGAGCAGGTTGAAGAACGACGAGAAGTAGAATTGCGCGCGCTGGAATTGATTCAGCGCCTGCGTCGCCAGCAGGTAGACCCGGTAGAGCATCCAATGTTGCATTGGCGCCGCGTAGACGTCCGAGAGCGTGATCGCGCCATTGTCGGCATCTGTGACCTCTGTTGGAACATTGGACGTAGTGATCTCGATGAATACCGCCGTTCCGCTAGGAACAGGCGGATAAACCCAATACGCCCTCGGGTCGTTCTTGTCGTTGTAGAAGATTTCCCTTACAACCGGGGTTGGAGCTGACTTGTGCCACGAGCGCGACACGATGTCGTGCACTTCCCTTTCGGCGAAGCGGATGGTGTCACCGGCAGTAGTGCCTTGCGACCCCATATTGCGACTCGCATCTAGCAACCGCAGCGCTGCCGCCGGCAACGTCTGGCGCGTGCCGGCGGCGAGCTGGACTGCTGCGGTAACCGAGTTTGCGTCCGGTCTGACAAGAACTATTGCCCGCTGGGCGTCGTTCAGGTAGTCAAGCCATTTCGCCTTGGTGATGCGCTCGAAAAGGACATCTTGATACTCTCTAGCGCACAGGTTGATCAGCGTTATTGCTTGCATTAGCCTTCACCTGTGGCTTGGACGGCATTCCGCTGCGAACCAGAGATTCGCGTGCAGTGGCGAATGGGCCAGCTTCTTCTTGGATGGGGCCAACGCCGATCGCCGGACCGCCAAGCAGGACGTGTTCCTTGACCAGATCGGCCAGTTCGGTCTTTGTCTTCGTCACATCGAGCGTCAGGCCGAGCTTCACCTGGGCGAAGATGACGAGCTCCTGCTTATTCATCTTCTCGATCTCCTCGAGCGACATCTTGTCTGGATTGGGCATTGCCGGCCGCTTGAGCGCTTCCTCCGCGTCGGCGGCGTAGACCTCTTCCAGATCACCGCGTTTGGAAAGCTCCGGCGTCCAGATGAACACATCGCCGGTCTGCCGGCGCACCATGTATCGGTTCACGCGCCCTCCTTAAAAAGTCCCCGAGGACTCACGCCCCCGGGGTCTCGCAACTACTTACCGGTACGACCGCAGATCGACCAGCGCAGCGAAGATATGGATGACCGCCGTGTCGATCGAGGCGTGATCCAGCGTCAGGTCGATCGTGTCCTCGGAGCTGTAGAGCTTGCCGCCGCCCACCGCAACCGAATACGCCGTGGTGGCAAGGCTCGAGTACCACGCCACGGCATTGATGCTGGAGGAGTCGATGAACCCGTTTGCGTCGGCGCCATCGCCCAACTGCACGGTCGCCGTTGCACCTTCCGCGGTTACCGACTGAATGAAGCAGGCCGGTACCCAAGTGCCGGCAGGCACCTTGATCAGCTCCATCACATCGGCCGCGCCGAGCGCTGCTTGGCCGGCCGCGCTTCTGGCCGCCGCGATCGCCGCGAAGTCGAGCTTGATGTCCACGACGCTGAACACCCCGGCCATGCCGCCAGGCGCGTACTTGTTCGTGCCGGCCGAATAGCCGCCCAGATAGGTGTAGGTGACGTCGAGGATGGCGCCGATGTCGCGCATGTACTTTTCCGCCTGGCGGTGCGCCGGATCGAAGAAGTTGACGATGCGCTCCTTGAGCGATGGCTTGTGGAAGCACACCTTTCTCGCAAGGTGCGTGTAGTTGTGATTCATTTTCTGCTCCTTCAAAACGGGGGGCTAGCCTACGCCCCCCTTGGGTTTATAGGTTTACCCCATGCGGACGTACAGGTCGCCAATCGACTCGCTCTTGACGACCTTGTAGCCGTAGACGTTCAGGCCCCGAACCAGCGTCCCGAACGTGCTCTCAGCCTTGAGGCTGTCCATCTCGGTCATCTGCGACGCGAAGGTCAACCCCGACTTGTGGCCGAAGAGAACGTGGTACGCCGTGTAGGCGCCGTCCGTCACCGAAGTCACGTTGTTGCTGACGTACATCATGAAGCGGTCGATCATGCCGATCCGGCCGTTTCTGAGGATCGAGGTTTCGTCCCCTGCCAGGCTCGCATTCTTGAGATCGGACTGCATCATGATCCACCGCATCCACGCCGGCATGACCAGCCAGCGCCCGGACTCCGGCCAGTTCTGCTCGTCGGCCACCGCGGCGCAAGCCGTGATGTACTGGAGGATGTTGGCCGCGGTGAGTGCAACCGGCGAGCCGGTCGTGCCCAGGTTGTAGGCCGAGGACTTCCGTCCCGCCGTGGTGCCCTTGTTCTTCGAGTTGGCGTCGGCGTAAATGGCCCCTAGGATGTCGGTGTCGATCGTGATCTTCATCTGCTCGCCAGCGTCACCGGCCCAATCGTCCATCAGGTTGATGTCCGACTGATAGCGGTCGATGCTGTCCACCAGGAAGGAGAAGTACTTCGCCTTGTCGATGTTGAGCACGACGTTCGGCGACTCCGGCCTCTCGGTGATCAGCGTTCCACCCTTCTGGTAGTCGCGGATCGTGATGGTCGGTGTCGTGCGGATGTTGACCTTGTCGCCCTGATTGGCGATCTCGCCCTCGTAATCGGTGTTCGCGATCTCCCCGAATACGGTCGCGTCGTAGAACTTCTCGACGAGCTTGCCAGACCAGATTTCCGGGATGAACGTGCCCGAGTACGCTGGATGCCCGGCCGCGGCCGGAACGCCGTACAGAACGAGGTGCCGCTCGGCGTACGCCGCCAGAGGCGACGCAAGCAGCGCGAGCAGGCTCTTGAGGAACTTGGTGATGCGCTTCATGTTGAGGCTCCTTGCCACTAGGTCACTCGACCCTCTAGCGTGGCTAATTGAAAATCAGCTTCCAATGCACGCGCCTCTGCCTCCCTGCCCTTCCACTTGCCAGCGATCTTGTCGCGGAAGTGCTGCTTGATCTGCTCGCGAGAATAGGTCTTCTTCTCGCTCCCGCTTGCCCGCGGTGTTTCGCCTGTTCCGGCCGCTGGAGAAGGGCTCGGTTTGGGTGTTGGCGGTGCCCCGATTTCTCTGCTCTCCTTGAAAGCCTTGAAGATTTCGGCGACACGAAAACCCTGCCGCAGCGCATGTGCGCTTTGCAGCAGCTCGTTGCGGAGAGTTGCGGTAGCGGGGTCGAGGCCGTTGAGCCAAGCGAGGAACTTCGGATCCTCGTTGATTTTCACCCAATCCTGCACTTCCCGATCGAGTGTGGCATCGTATTGAGCATCAGACTGTCGCTTGAACATGTCGATGCTGTCCCGCAGCGGCTTCAAGTGCTCGTCCATCATTCCCGACATCACTTCCCTCGAGAGCTTTGACATGGCTTTGATGGTGTCCTGACCAAGCATTGCCCGCTCATCGTCGGTAAGCGATGAGATTTCGCCTGCCTCGAAGCGCTTCCTTGCCGCTTCCTCCAACTTCTTGACGGTCTCCTTCAACTCCTTGATCTCAGCGGCCATGCGCGGCACTTCGGCGTTGTACTTCTCCTGAAGAACCTTGTTCGCCTGGGTGAGTCTGGTGTTGTCGGCGACCAACCTGTCGTGTGCCTCTTTCAGCGCGGTGTCTTGCGGTGTTCCGGTCCCCGGAGCCGCGGTTTCGGCGGGCGCATTGCCCTCTCTCATGAGACGCGCTGCTTCTTCGGCCTTCCTTTTCGCTGCAACTGGCAGATTCATGCGAGCCTTTCGGGTTGAGGTATTCCTTGCGGGAGCCTTCCTACAGGTGTTCGCCACCTTCGCCAGCCCTTACGGGTGTTGGCTTGGTGATTGCCCCGACCTTGCCTGTTGCCCGGGAAATGATGGCGTCGAGGACTTGCGCGGCGCCCTGCGTCTGACGCATGACAACCGCGTCCATCATCCCCCGGTTCTTGTGGTCGAGCTCCACGAGGGAGTGTTCGAGCCACGCGAGAATTTCTTGGAAATCTGAGTCCAGGCGCAACCGCTTGAGCGCCTGGATTGTCCGTTCGTCAGGCCGGCTGAGCATTAGTAAATGTAGGCGATCGGCCCGACGTCCGCGGTAAAGGTTGTCGGCGGCGTCTGGTCAGGAATCGTCCCGAACGACCCGGTGGACGACTTGGTTCGCCGCAGGAAGGTATTGGCGGCAATGCGCCTGGTCGTCGCCGTCGTGCCGCTGCATTGAACGCCGATCCAGTAGGTGCCGTCATTCGTCAGCCTTACCGGGGTGGGCGAGAACGCGATCTCTTGGAAGGCATTCGCGCCCGCTGATAGCGTCGATGCTGTTTTGGCGATCAGGCGACCGCTTGCGTCGAACAGGGCCGCGATCAGGTTGTCCGTTCCGACCGTCGTGCCGTTGAGAACGCCGATTCCGGTGACCGTCTGCTTGCTGCGCGGCATCTGGAGCTCCGCCAGATAGATCGTGCCGGCCACGTGCACG